TGCACATACGTGCATGGTCCAACGGCCACGGCGCCCCCGACCGGCTACATCCTGCTTCAGGACGTCGATCCGCCAACTTATCCCGTGGCGTGCCCGGACTGCTTGGAGTACGGCGGTCCAGGATGCGTCGACGCCTGGGAGAACATCTGGTTCACCAACACGCCCAGCTGCGCTGGCGGCGGCAAGTGCTACCGACTGCATGAGGAGTACTGCTGCGACCTCATGCCACCATCCATCACGGTATTCCTGCAATGAACCCAGACGTCCGATTCAAGGTCGACGGCAAGGTGTGGTACGTCGAGGTCCAGCTGTCACGCCCGCCGAAGATCGTGAACTGGCGGGTAGAAGACGAACCCACCGAGCCCGCCACGCCCGGCATCGGTGACGCCGTGGCCGCCGCGACCAAGGCCGTCGGCGTCAAGCCTTGCGGGGGCTGCCGGCGGCGCCAGGAGGCGCTGAACCGGGCGACGCCTGGCTGGGCCTCGCGGCTGCTCGGGCGGCTTGGACTCGGCGCAGCTCGTCCCGGACGATCTCCCGGACCGCCTGCTCGGTGAGGCCCGCGGCAGCCGGCGGGGTCACGGGCACGGCCGTGGGCGCCGCGCCCTGGACGCCCGACCGGACGGCCGACCGGAAGAACAGCCAGATCACCAGGATGACCAGGAGCGGGGAGATAGCAATCGCCGCGCAGAGAAGCCCGCCTAGGGATTCCTTCATGGTGGAAAGTCTACGGAATCCCGTACCATGGTGGCATGAACCAGCGGACCCAGGAGGCTGTTCGCCGCATGGATGCGAAGCGCCAGGAGTGGTGGATCGTCCGTCGCGATAGCGACCCGGACGGCATTTGGTACGCGGTACTTGACCCGAAATTGGGGTGGGATTGGGCGTATAAAGTAGGCCGTGCCAAGTGGTTAGCACACCACCGCATAACCCGCGCCAGAAAGGAATCTCGGACCGGCCGGAAACTGGAGGAAATTCGCCGATTGGTCGATATGATGCGCCATAGCGGTGGCCACTCGGCGAGTCGCGGCGTGGAAGGTCCACGTAACCCGACTTAACATAACGCCGAGTAACCTAGGACTTTTCTAGGTTTTACGGGCCACCGCGGGGAGACCGCGTGGCGACCGATCTGGTGTTGCAACCGAGCGTAACGGGGGGACTGACGCCGACCGAAAGGGCGGCGGCGAACTTTGAGCTTGTGCGGGTGGTTGGTCCCAAGGTGAGGGACAACCACGTGGAGAACATTCAGGGGCGGCAGTACCTGAAGGTCTCGGGCTGCCAGGCCATCGCGAGCTCGCTGGGCTACACGACGGGGACGCTTGCCGTTCACTTCGTGGAGGAGTCCGGTTCGCTGCCGGCGCATTGGAAGGCCGAGGTCGGGGTCTACGACGCCATCAGCGGCCACATGGTCGCGAAGGGGATGTCGGCCGTCTTCATGGACGAGGCCCGGTGGAAGAAGGCGGATCACTTCGCCTGCATGGGCATGGCGCAGACGCGGGCGACCGGCCGCGCCCTGAAGGGCGTGATGGGGTGGGCATTCGCCATGCTCGGCGTCGAAGGCTCGTTCGCGGAGGAGATGCCTGCCGGAGGCGCCACGATGCCCCAGGAGGCGCCCGCGCCCGCGAAGTCACTCCCGGCCCCATCGAAGCCGTCCAAGCCCGCAGGAGGCAAGCAGGCGGGGGCACCCGTCTTTCAGGAACTTCGCGGCGTATGTGCGGGAGTCCAGCCCAAGACATCCAAGGCCGGGAAGCCCTACTGGCGTGTCGCCATCGAAGCCGGCGAAGGGGTTGAGTGGTTCACCTCCTTCGAACCCGTGAAGTTCGAGGCCGGGGCGAAGATCGTGCTGCAGCTGGAGCCCTACGGCGACGGCGTGAAGGTGAGGGACGGCTGGGTCGACCCGGCCGCAGAGGAGGTGCCGTTCTAATGGGCACCGTCACCCTCACCGAAGACGATTTCGGAAAGGCGCGTTTGATCGCACTTCGCCGAAACGAGTGGGCGTCCACGAACGCCGAGCAGAGCACGTGGGGCGGGACCTACCGCCATCCGCTGGAGATCGACATCCTCGGCACGTGCGGCGAGATGGCCCTGATGCGGTTCCTGGGCTCCTCGTCGGTCCCGACCTACGACCCAGCCCTGCGGAAGAACCCGGACGTCGGGCCGTTCGACGTCCGCACCACGGCGGTCTCGGCCGGCTGCCTCATCATGCGGCAGCGGGACGCCGTGGACCGCTACCACGTGCTCGTCGTGCAGCTGGACCGGCTGCGCTACCGCATCGCCGGCTACTGCCACGGCAGCATTCGTCACAGCAAGGAGATCCACCAGTACGAGCGGGGCGACCCGATCGCGTGGTTCATCCCCCAGGCGAAGCTCCTGCCGGCCGAGGAGCTGCACGACCTCTACATGGACGCCCAGCTGGAGGCGTACCTGGCCGACCTCGGAAGGGAGGCCAAGGATGGCCAAGCTGTATCCGAGTGACATCTGGCGCAGGGGCGACGCCTTGGACCCGCTGGAGAAGCTGGTGGCGCTGGCGCTGCTTGACTACGGCGACCGGATCTACCCGTCGCAGTCGCACGTGGCGGCCAAGACCGGGCTGTCCCTGGCGACCGTCAAGCGGGTGATGCGGAGCCTCCGGGCGAAGCTCGTCATCTCGGTCAAGCGCAACCGGAAGGGGCTCGCGTACGCCTTCGTGATGGCTCAGCCTGACACTTTTGAAAGTGTCACACAGACACCAGTAAAGGCTCAGCCTGACACCGATCCGGTGTCACAGAGAGCTACTAACTATCCCAAGAACTATCCCACCAACCAAGGCGCCCCTGACGGGGCAGCCGGAGGGTGGGAGGTTCCATCGGATGTGGAGGGGCGGATTCGCATCCGGGACCCTCGGGCAGACATCGCCTCCCAGCGGAAGGTCTGCCGGCGGGTCATGGTCCAGCACGGCTTGACCGAGGACGAGGCCCGCCGCTCCTGGCGCGACCTCTGCCTCGGGTGGGCTCGCACCGGGAGGTCGGCGTACGACATCCTCAACGAACAGGTCCAGCAGCTCGCCGGGGCTCGGGACGTCCGTGCCGTTCTCCTGCACCGGCTGAAGGGGGTGGCGGCATGAGCGACCTGTTCGCCGAGCACCATGAACGGCATGAGCGGCTGGAAACGCTTGCGAAGACGTTGTTCGCCATGTCCTCGCTTGTGGGTTTGCACGGTTGGTACCAATCCAGCGAAGACCTGCAGCAGGCATCGCAAGACGCCGAGGACGCGGGCAGGATCTTGCTCGGGAAGCCGGAGGTTTGGTCATGACCGACGAACGATGCAACTCCGACCTCGGCCCGCTCACGGCGAAGCTGCTCGAGCAGCAGCGCGAGATCGCCCGCCTCATCGCCGAGCGTGACGAGGCGAGGCGCGAAGTCTGCGGATGGGCAGGCCAGGCACGCAACCTCGACCCCAACGTGATCGCCATGCAGCGGGGCTGGAACGTGAAGGTCAAGCACGAACCCGACGCCAGGCACGACCGGCCCGGGGAGGTCGTGATCGTCAAGGTCGGCAGGCACAAGCTGCGGGAGATCAAGCCATGAAGACCAACAGCCGAGCGAAGGGATGCCGCGGCGAGCTCGAAGCCTGCCGCGCCATGGAAGGCATCACGCACCTCAAGTGGGAACGCACCGCCCAGCGCTGGGGCAACGCCACCGCCGACATCTGGGCACCGCAGGCCGTCGCCCTGAAGGCCCATTTTGAGGTCAAGTTCCATTCCAAGGGCCTCAAGCGGTTCACCGTCGCGGCCACCGAAGCGGACCTGAACCTCACCAGGGACCAGCTGCTGTTTTGCCGGCTTGACCGCTGGCCGAAGGTGCTTGGATCGGGCCGCATTCCGAGCCTGGTCAACGTTGTGAACGGTGTCAGCGACTTCATGCGGCAGGCAGAGGCCGATGCCGAGGAAGGGGCCATTCCCGTGGTGGTCATGCGCCAGAACGAATGCCCGTGGCTGGTGATGTGGCGGGCGCAGGACGACCAGGCGCTAGACCGCATGATGCTCCTGCACTGGAAGCGCCATGCGGCGTGAGCCCACGAACAGATGGGCATCCAAGCCCTCACGTGCTCCACGCTCTGGACACCAAGGCAAAGGGGCCAAGGCCATGCAGCAGCTCAGCCGTGTGCTGCGAGCGAATCATCCGTTCTGCCAAGTGTGCAACGTGAAGCCGTCGGCCGAGGTGCATCACCGTTTCAAGTGGCGCGATAACCCAGGACGTCGGCTGGATGCGTCGACTTTGGTCGTTTGTTGCAGGGCCTGCCATGAGCAGCTCGAAAAAATCCCCCCGGCCTAAGGCCCCCCGGGCGAAGGCCCGTGGGACTACCGACGTCATAGGCCCGCGTGTACCCCGGTTTCGTGGAAAATCTCGGCGCAGCAGGGCAGCAGAGACCCGGCTGGGGGTCGCCGACGCCTACGCCCGCGAGTGCCTGACGGGCACCGTCGGCGTCCGTGTGCAGGCAATGGCCCGGCGCTACCTCGCCGAGCGGGAGCCTGGCTCGGGCGTGGTCTGGGACGAGGACCGGCTGGCCGAGGCGCTGGCCTGGGGCGAGTCAAAGCTGCCGACCAAGGCCGGCCCGACGGCCTGGTCGCCGTGGATGGTGTGGGTGGTCGCCATGTTCGTCGCCCGGCGCACGGCCGAAGGCCTGCCGAAGACGCGGGAACTCATGCTCCAGGTGCCGCGCGGGTGCGGGAAGACGCAGCTCGCGGCGGCGCTGTGCGGCTGGACGCTGGACCGCGCCGGCCGCGAGGGCCGGGTGGGGTGCGAGGTGATCGTCCTGGCGACCATGCTGGAGAAGGCGAAGGAGGTCGCCGACCGGCTGGGCGCGACCTCGTACGTGGCCTCGAAGACCTGGCGGGCGAGCGGCGCGACGGGCAACCGGAGTGCTTTGGTCCGGTCGGAGTCGGGCTACGTCAAGTGCTGCGCGTCCACGCCGCAGAACGCAGACGGCATCACGCCGACGCTGATCATCCTGGACGAGGCCGCCCGCATGGACGTCACGTACAACCGGGCGCTTTCGAGCATGGTGAAGGTGCCTTTCAGCCAGGCGCTGATCGTCACCACGCCAGACGTCGACCAGTACCTCAACCCCTACGGCACCGCCTTGCAGGAGGTGGAACGCGCCCTGGACGAGGGGACTGACCTCCCGGACGGGGTGCTGGCGGTCATGTACCAGGCCGACCTCAACGACGATCCGACCGAGGAGTCGACCTGGCGGAAGGCGAACCCGGAGCTCGGGCACCGGACTCCGGTCTCCGAGTACCAGCGCAAGAAGCACCAGGCGGTCTCACCGGACCCAAACGTCCGCGAGGAGTTCTTCACGCAGCTGCTCGCCACGTTCACGCCCGACCTTGCGGCGGCCATTCCGGTCGCCTTCTACGACGCCTGCGTCGACCCGTGGCAGCTGGAGGACGCGCATGGTCTCCCCGCCGTGGTGTCCGTCGACTTCAGCGTCGGCGGCTGGGCAGGGGTTCAGTACGACCTGACCAGCATGAACCTCGCGGTTTGGGATGGGGTCCGGTTGCTGTCCCGGAACTGGCACTACTGGGCCGGGCAAGATCCGGCCGCGGACGAAACGCGTACGCGCCAGCCGATCCGCCAATGGATGCACGAGGGGCGGCTGGTGAACTGTGGCAGGGTGATCGACTACGGAATCCTCGAACGCCAGATCGAGGTCATTGCGCGTGTGGTCGACTTGAAGTGGCTCGTCGCCGACCCGGTTGGAAAGGCCGGCGCGTGGTGCGATTCGATGGAGAAGAAGCACGGCTGGCAATGGAGCAGGGCACCGCAGAACGGCATCTACATGGGCTCGGCCTGGGCGATCTGGCAGGACTACGTGAGGGGCCGGAAGGTTCGCTTCGACACCGACCCGGTGCTTCGCTCGGCCATCGAATGCACCCGGCTCTACCAGGGTCCGAGGACACCGCCGTACCCGGTGAAGTCGCACGACCGTGCAAACAACGACCCGCTCATCGCGGCGCTGATGGGAATCAAGGTGATGAACGACCGCGAGATGCTCACCGAATCGATGTACGCAGACGCCTCGCGGATCTCGTTCTAGAAAACACCCTCCAGCGTGGTGGAGGGTGTAGCCCGCTTGGGCCTCGGCACCAGGTAGTGCCCATCATCCGATTGCGCGATCGGTGTCTCGTTGTGTGACGGCGCCATAAAGATATACGGAATCTCTGCGGAGGTTCCACGTAATCGCTTGAAGTCCGTGCCGCGATCCTCGCAAATTCCGGGATGGGAATCTTCGGCAGCCTCTTCGGCCTCAAGCGACGCATCGCCGTCGGCTTTGACGCCCCTGCCATGTGGGTCTCCTCGTCGGTCTCGGAGCTGCCTGCGGTCCAGCGGTGCGTCTCCCTGATCGCCGGCGACGTTGCCCGCTGCCCGATCCTGCTGCGCGACTCGGCCGGGAACGCCGTCTCCGACCCCGCGGTGGAGGAGCTGCTGTCCGGGCAGGCGCAGGGCCAGTACCTGACGGGCTCCGACTTCCGCCGCTGGATGGCTGCCGAGGCGCTGCTGACGGGCAATTCGTTTGCCCAGATCGTGACCGACTCGCTCGGCCAGCCGGTGGCCTTCCGCCCGATCTCCAGCCAGTCGATGTCCATGCGCGAGGACACCGACGGCACCCTGCGCTGGTACTACCAGGAGCAGGAGGTGGACTACTCGGCGGTCCTGCACTTCAAGGGCACGACCTCCATCGGGAACCCGTACTGGGGCGCCTCGCCCCTGGGCGCGATCAAGACCGCTGCCGAGTCCGCGGCCGACATCGAAGGTTCCATCAAAGCGTGGGCCAAGGCCGGCTGCCAGCAGAAGAACGTCTTCAGCCATCCCGGCCAGATGCGCCCGGACGTCCGCGACCAGATGCGGACGGCCTTCACGCTCCAGCACCTGACCCCGGGCGCGGCCTCGCTGCCCGTCTTCGTGGGCGAGGGGATCAAGATCGAACAGATGTCGCCCACCTGGGCGTCGGACGTTGCCGCCATGCGCGGGTCGGCCTCGAAGCTGGTGGCCAACGCCTTCGGCGTCCCGGCCGCCTACCTCGACATGAGCGACGCCCGGACCCAGCCCGAGGTCGCCCAGGCCTACGTGAGCGGGTGCCTCGAAGTCTGGGGCCGGAACTTCGAGAGCGAGATCACTTCCAAGCTCTGCCGGCCCGGCGTCCGCGCCACGTTCGACTGGACGCCCGTCACCCAGGGCGACTTCCGCACCGCCGGCCGCGCCTACGCGCAGCTCACCCAGGTCGGCGTCCTTGCCCCCAACGACGTTCGCCGCCGGCTCGGCTTCGAGCCGTGGCCCGGCCTGGACGAGCCGCGCCCCGTCATCTCGGGCGTGACCGCGCAGGAAGACGCCCAGCCGCAGGAGGAGCCCGATGCGTGAGATCCGCGCCAACCTGGTCCCCAGCGAAGACGGCAAGATCCGCGGCCTCGCCGCGGTCTGGGATTCGTGGTCCCACCTCATCACCGAGCGTGGCCGCACGTTCCGCGAGCGGATCAAGCGCGGCGCCCTGAAGCCCGACCCCGAGGGTGTGTCGCTCTGGTGGATGCACGACCACAAGGCGCCCCTCGCGAATGAACGCTCGGGCACCCTGAAGATCACCGAGACCGATGTCGGCCTCGCGTTCGAGGCCGACATCGGCACCACGCAGCGGGCCGAGGAGATCCGCGACCTCGTCCGTCGCGGCGTCGTGTCCCAGATGTCCATCGGCTTCATCGCCGACAGCGACACGTGGGACGGCACGACCTCACGAACCATCACCGGCGCACGGCTCCACGAGGTCTCCCTGGTGGAGACGGGCCGAGCGGCTTACCCCACCACTTACGCAAACGCACGAAAGCAGAAGGAACGCACCATGTCGCTTCGCGAGAACCGCTCGAAGGTCGAGCAGCTGAAGGCCGAATACCCCAACGCCACCGATGAACGCCAGCTCCAGATCCTGGAGGAAGTCGGCGACCTGGAGGAGATGATCGCCGCCGAGCGGTCGGCCTTCGACCAGAAGCTCAAGGCCGCTCCGGCCGCCGTGGCTGCGCCGTTCGTCCACACGAACCGCATCGCCTCCAAGCCGAAGGACGAGCTCCGCGAGTGGTTCCGCGGCGGCTTCCGCTCCGAACGCGCCACGTCGCTGGCCATGACCACGGCCGGCAGCGCAAACACCGCCATGGGCGCCGACGCGACCATGCCGATGCTGTCGAACGAGTTCGTGAAGGCGCTGGACCAGGAGTCCGTCATGCGGACCCTGGCGACCGTGGAGACCCGCGGCGCCGACACGGACGTCGCAATCATCTCCGGCCGGCTCACGGCCTCGCTGATCGCCGAAGGCGCGGCGTACTCGAAGCAGGACATGGACACCACGAAGGTGTCCTTCACCTCCTACAAGTCGGGCGTCTTCACCGACATCACCGAGGAGGCCCTGCAGGACACCGTGTGGGACCTCGCGGGGAACGTCGTGCAGGAGCACGGCCGCGCCCACTCGCGCCTCTGGGAAGGCTTCTACGCCACGGGCACGGGCTCCAGCCAGCCGCAGGGCGCCTTCGCGGCGACCTGGGGCACGACGCACGACACGGCGGCGGTCGGCCTCCCGACCGTGGACGACCTCGTCAAGGCGGCCTACAAGCTGAACCCGGCCTACCAGCCGTCGGCCGTCTGGCTGATGAACCAGGCGACCTGGGCGAACGTTGTGGCCACCGCCACCAGCGGCAAGTACCTCCTCAACGGCGAGAACGGCAACATCCTCCGCGACGGCGCGGTGGCCCTGTTCCTCGGCAAGCCGGTCTACATCTCGGAGTTCGCGCCCACGGCCGCGACGGCCAGCACCATCTCGGTGCTGTTCGGCGACTTCAAGCGCGGCTACCGGATCGTCGACCGTTCGACGGTGTCCTTCACCGTGGACGACATGAGCCAGCGGTCGTCGGGCCTCATCCGCTACAGCTCGCGGATGCGGTCGGACGCACGTGCGGTCGACCTGTCGGCCGTCGTCCGTGTCCGCGTCAAGCCGTCCTGATTCAGTCTCCCCCAGAAGCTCCTGGGGCGGGGTCCACGCACCCCGCCCCGGGAGTAATTGAGGATCGGCCATGCCAAAGCCCACGACCGCACAGGCGAAGGACTGGCTCAACGTCCCGCACACGCTGGACGACGCCAAGATCGCGCAGATGGTCGATGCGGCCTTCGCGGAGTGGCAGGATTCGACGGGGCGCAGCGAGGCCGAGATGACCCACGCGGAGTTCGTGGCGATCCTCGAACGTGTCGGCAACCTCTACGGCTTCCGCGGCGACGACTCGGTCGGGCCTTCGACCTGGTTCGTGGACGCGATCCGCAGGATGCACAACCCCAATTCGGTGGGCTGAACCATGGCCGGCGCCGGCTACCGACGCGAGCGGATGAAGTACCAGACGATGACCCCGACCGTCGACGCGGCTGGGCAACAGTCCATCGCGTGGGCAGACGTCGTCACGCTGGCCGCGGTCGTGACCCCGAGCCAGCGCGAGGTCATAGACGACGGCGGCGTGGCCGTCCGCACCGACGTCATCCTGGAGGCGTCCTGGCACCCATCCGTCGCGGCTAAGGGCCGCCTGGTGGAAGTGCCCAGCGGGCGCATCTTCTACATCTCGTCGGTCACCGAGCCAGACGGCGGCCGCAACCGCCGGCTACGCATCGTCGCGTCCGAGGTGGCCACGTGATCCGGGCCGTCTTCGAGAACGCCGAGGTGAAGGCGCGGCTCCTGGCCATGAGCCAGGTGGCCCGGGAGCGGGTCTATCGCAAGGTGATGCGGCGCAACGCGAAGCCCGTGGTGAACCAGCTGACGCAGGCCTGGAAGGGCGCCCGCCGCCGCCAGGGCGAGATCACGGGCGACATCGCGTGGGCGCAGGAGGCCCGGCTCAAGTTCAAGCGGCGCGGCAAGGCCGCCGGCATGGCCACGCTTGAGATCGGCACGAACTACAAGCACGGCGGCGGGGCGAAGCTCTGGCACATCATCGAACGAGGCTTCCGCCACTACGGCAAGAGCAAGACCTACCGCACGATGGGCACCGAGGCCAACCGGATCAAGGCCGAGCGGAAGTCCTTCGTCTCCGAGGTCGCCACGGCCAACCGCGTCCAGGGCATGGGCAAGTCGTCCGTCGGCATCGCCTTCCGCGCATGGCGCGAGAAGCACGCCGACAAGGACGCGAAGCTGGTGGCCGCCGAGAAGGGCAGGGGCGAACGCCGTGCCGACGCCCGCCGCCGAGGCGGCAGCGCCGTCGCCGGCCGCTGGATCTCGCGGCCCATCGCCCAGAAGTGGGCGCCGCTGCTTGCCAAGAAGGTCCGCGAGGACCTGATCGCCGAGGTCCTGAAGGCTGCCCGCAAGCGCCCCGCAGGCGTCCGCAAGCGGACCAAGCCCGTCGGGGCGGCGGCTGCGTCCGCGGCGCCCGTGGGCGCATCGTCGGGCGGTGCTCGCCCGGGCCGTGATGCGCAGGGCCGATTCCTGCGGAGGTCGGCATGAGCCTCATCACGGCCATCTACGACCGCCTGAAGACCATTGCCAGCACGACGGTCAGCCCCGAGCTGCGCCGGCTGGGCGACCCGACCCCGGCCGTGAACTACTCGGTGTCCTGGGATTGGACCCTCGCCATGGACGGCAGCCGCACCCAATACCGGGTCGCGACCGTCCGCGCCCAATGCTTCGCCGACACCCTCCTCGTCGCCGAGGCGCGGGCCATGTCCGTGGTCGGCCGGCTTGAAGGGGAGTGGAGCCAAGGGAACTACGACGCCGTCTGCCGCTCCATCGGGTGCGAGCAGGGCATGGCCATGCCCGACGACGGCCAGGGCGACGCCGAAAGATTCGTGACCGTCACCGCAGAACTACAGATCAAGGAGCCCGAGTAATGCCAACCCGCGCAATCACCGGATGGGGTGGAACCCTCTCCATCACGCCGTCTGGCGGCAGCGCCACGACGATCCCCGTCCGCAATGTCAACATCGAACGGCAGGCGTCGGAGTTCGACATGACCTCCCTGTCTGACACCAAGATGTTCGCCGGCCCCGGGCGCGTGAAGCGGACCGGGTCGTTCGAGGCCTACATCTCGTCGGTTACGGGCGGCATCACGACGGCAATCGAAACCATCAGCGGCACGACCCTCGCGACGCCGATGTCGCTGACCTTCACCGACAGCGCCAACACCGCGACCACGATGAGCATCATCATCACGGGCGCGAACCAGACGCACTCCAACGAGGACGCGGCGATCTACTCCGTGACCTTCTCCGAGACCGTCACCGTCGGCACCCCATGAGCGGAACCACGGGTCCATCCTGGCGGGCGCTGCACCTTGACGGCGTCGGAGCCGTCGAGGTGCGGCGTCCCACCTTGCGCGACATTGCCGGGGCCTCGGACAGGGACCCCGCCTGGTGGCACGGCTGCGTCCGCATCGACGGCCAGCCGCTCACCCGGGACCAATGCCTGGACCTCGAAGCCGACATCGCGAACGCCTTGGCGCAGGAGGTGGCGAAACCGCGATCCCACCCTTCCCAGGCGCCGTCCGACGGATGTGGCGCCTGAACCCAACGCTAGACGCAGACCCCGAGCTGGCGAAGGAACTGACGACCTTGGAACGCATCGAACACCTCCTCACCGTGATGGCCTGCGCCGCGACCCGGCAGCCGGCCCACGTGGTCTGCCCGTGGCGGCGGGCTGGGATCAATGCATTCATGCAGGCGATGAACCGTGGCTAGCACGAACATGAAGGCCGTCGTCACCCTGACCGCGGACGCCTCGGGCGTCCAGGCTGGGGTCAACCAGGCAATCGGCCACCTGAACCGGATGCAGCAGGCGGTCTCTTCCATCCGCAGCCTGGCCATCGCAGGCGTGGCCATGGACCTCGGGAGGTCGATGTTCGGCGGCGTCGGCGAGCTGCTGTCAAGGATCGAAGACGCGAGCCGGTCATTCAGCCCCGCGGCCATGACCGGCGCGAATTCGCTCGCCATCGCGGAGCAAGACACGAACATCAAGCTCGCCGAGGCGTTCGGCGAGACCATCGGCCTCATCGACGAGATGAAGGCGCAGGGCCTCCGCGACGTGGTGGACTACCTGGTCGACAACAAGGAAGCGATCGGGCAGGCCATGATCAACCTGGCCGAGTTCGGGCTGGCCATCGCCGACCTGACGGCGAAGACGCTGGTGTTCCTTGCCGAGACGTTTAATGAAACCTACGGCTACGTGCAGGACGCCATGGCCGATCCGGGTACGACCTTGGCAGACACGACCGTCGGCCTGACTGCCCAGGTGTTCGGGCATGACGCGGCCCGGTGGCTCGAAGGCATCTACGACCGTCTGGGGGGCGAGTGACATGGCAAGTCGCCTGATCCATCGCCCGGACACCGACTCCTTCTCCTTGGCGGCACCAGGCGAAGAAACAACCTGGACGCAGCAGTTCACGTTCGTCTACGACGACGCCACCCTCAAGACCGTCTGGGACGTCTACGGCGACAACCTGGTGCCCAAGCAGGGCAGCCGCTACCTCCCGCCCGGAGCCACGCCAAGCACCGACATCCGCTCCCGGTTCATCTGCCGCTCGGTCGACATCCGTCCGATCCCGCAGTCGCCGCGGGCGTGGGACGTCCGCGTCACGTGGAGCCACCGTCAGCCGCAGGACCCGACCCGTCCTTACTTCCGCATCACCCGTTCGACCGGCTTCCGGTCGTTCGCTGCATACCGGGGCGGGGCGGCCATCTTCACGGGCGTCCCGGCGAACGGCTCCGTCCCGTACCCGCCGACCGGCTGGATCGGCGGCGACAAGCTGGACGCCAACCAGCAGCCGCTCACCTGGCGCATCGCCCAGCAGTCGATCTCCGTGGACATCACGTGGGACCGGACGTTCAACAAGTCGACCGACGCGGTGTCTGGCGCGACCCTCCACCCGGACCCGCCGAACGAGTGGACGTCTATCTACTGCGGCACCCGCAACAGCATCGCCTTCCTCGGCTGGCCCATCGGGTACGTGACCTACCTCGGCTGGACCATGAGCCCGAGCCCGGACGAGACCGCCGTGGTCTCGCACAAGTTCCTCGCCGACGATTACCAATTCCTCGAACAGCGCCCCGCGCCAGCAGCAGGCGGCACCGGAAAGCCGCTCCTCGCCGCCGGCCTGAGCTGGGGCGCAGGCCCCGTGATCCCCGTGCAGTCGGCCGCGAACGTCGCCTGGTACCAGCCGTACCAGGAGCTCACCGACTTCTCGAACCTGTTCAAGTGGCGTTCCTGGGGCGCTGCCGGCCCGAACGACAACCTCTGGTGGCGGATGTCCAACCCCGCGCCGCTGATGAACACGAACCCGCCATGACGTACCAGGAACCCATCTTCGAGCGTGGCCTGTTCGGCAAGGCGAACGCCTTCGTCACGAACGCCTGGAGCAACGCCGCCCGCGCCGCCAGCGACTACGCGGAAGGCATGGAGTGGGCGCAGCGGCAAGTCGTCGCCGGTGCCGTGACCGAGACCTGGCTGGCCAAGTGCACCGCCGCCACGACCCTCGCCCCCAACCGGTGGCGCTACACCTTCGAGGATTTCGACATCACCTCGGCCGCCGCGCCGCTCACGAACTCGAACACGTTCGGCGAGGGGACCGGGGCCATCAACATCCGCGAGCTGCGGAACACGGCCGGCGCCATCGACGGCACCACGATCCCGACGGGCGCCACGGTCGGCCCGGTCGGCAGCGTCTGGAACGGCACGGCCTGGACGACCACCAACCTCGAAGGCTACGTCTGGATGCACGCGACCCAAGACACCACGGGCGGGACGCTCTTCTGGTTCGACACCCCGAACCCGGTCCGCTGCGCGTCAAGTTTCTTCACCGAAGGCGAAGGAGGCGGCGAGTCATGATCGCGAACACCGCATACATGGCCATCGGCCC